CCAAGGTGCATAACGAAACCATTGAGTTCAAGATGACCGAACAAAATCTGCGACTTAGTATGAGATATATGCTCCATACATTCTTTGTAGTTTGTATTTTGAATCCATGGCATCATTGTAATATCAACACCATCAAACTGAATATCTTTTGGATCAGCATAGATGTGAATATTTTGTTTATCAAACAATTCGTTCATTGCATTGATATGATTTGTATTACGGTAAGGAATATCGTGGTTGCCCACAATAACATGTAACTCAATACCAAGATCAACACATGGCTGCACAAAGATTCGCTTGAATTCATTCAACGTGACATAGTTGATAAACTTACGACGGTCAACAATATCACCAAGATGAAAGATTGTCTTGATGTTGTTTTCTTTGAGATAAGGAAAGAATACGTTGCTATAAAATTTATCAAAAAAGTCAAGAAATGTTTTACTGTCACCTCGAACACCGAAAGTGGGTGTCAGTTATAATTGCTGCTTTAGACATTATACCGACTCTCCTTTTCTTAAAATATTAAACTCATGGATATCAATTTTCATTCATCGTCACCGCTAATAATAATGTCAACTGGTGTAGTGTCTTTGTTAATTTTCTTTTTGCGTTTGGTCTCTTCAAACTGCTCAATAAAGTTATCGACATATTCGTTTGACCACTCACCAACTTTACCTGGTGGAGAATAATCAGAAGTGTCTCCTTCTTGTGTTGATTTATTCATATTCAATGCATAAGACTCTTCAGTGTATTTCAATTTAGTATACAATACTTTTTTCTCTTTGGCAATACGCCTTAGAAATGCATAGTAAATAATTTGTGTGAAATATGCAAAAGGATTCTGCGACTTTTCTGGATTGAAGTTATCAATATACTGAAGACAGTTTTCAATACCATCACTAATCATATCTTCTTTATATGTGTAACCAGAGAAGTTTGGTTTATGAGAAAGATTTACAGCAATCTTCATGAGACACTCGCCGATGTAATGTGGTACACGGGGTCGTTCTTTACCAGATTCTTTTGCTTCAATAACAGAACTTCGAAACTTAATCATAGCCTCTAAAAAGTCTGGATTATTCACATAATGTTTTTTTCTCTTTTTCTTCTCAGCCATAATCAATGTACCTTAATATCTGTATTTGCGTATAATTCGTAGAAAGCGTTGAATGAATCTTCTTCAACTTTTTCATCTTTATTGAGTTCAATATCATCTAACACATCTAATGTCTCATGGTAGTAATCTATCATATCTTCTGCTGGTGTTGCAATAATCAACACGTTTCTACTTTTGATTGGAAAATCATTTTGTTCTGTAAAAGGAATCCATTTTGAAGAACGTAACACAGATCCATTAGTTGTATTCTTAATATGAATTTGAATTGGTTTATAGACATTAACATACTCTTCATCTACGCTATCAGCATAGGTTAAAATATTTTCACCACTTACTAATTTTAAGTATACTACTTGCATTGAGTTTTGTCAACCTCTTTTAAAGATTAATATTATATATTTTATATTCAAATTCTTCAGAGTTATATATCTTTACTCGTTCTGCAAAGTGATTAAGAGTATAGTTCACTTTGGCTTTGTGTCTGAGGTCGTCGGAGATGTCGAAAAGCACCGCTTTATCTTTTGCTTCACCTTTACGTAGCCCTCTTCCAATAGACTGAAGATTACGTATACGAGACTTAGAGGGAGAAGCAAAAATAATATTATGAAGATTGCGAATATTAATCCCTGTACTGAAGGTACCATACGACGCAATGATAATTGCGTTCGTTTCATTTTCGGTAATGGAACGTATATTTTCTCTGGTATCAGCATCTGTTCCTCCATATACGAAGAAGACTTTTCGACCTTCTTGTACTTTCTTTGATATCATATCATATAATATTTTACCGTGTTTGTCAACATATTGAAATAATAAAAGGGTATTACCGTTCAATGATATTGTAAGGTTCTGAATAAACTTATTGCGCCGATTATGACCCACAATATAGTCCATTTCATTTTGATAATTCATCTTACTGGCAAGTTTCTTTTCCTCATCAGTATGCTTCAACACTAAACATTTTATCTTAAAAGCAGAAAGATGGTCTGAATCAATCAACTCTTTTGTTTTAACAAACTGCTTTGCTTTTCCAAATAATCCTTCAAGCACTAACTTATTTGTTTCTGTACCATCAAGAGTTCCAGTAAAACCAAATCGATACTTACAGTCAACCAACTTTGTCATAATAGAGGTAAGAGACTTTGCTTTAAACTGATGACACTCATCACCAATCACAACGTCAAAATCGGCAAAATAATCTTTTCGCATTTTATATATTGATTGCCATGTAGAAATAACAACTGATCTGTCTGTAGTTTTTTCTTCGCCAGACATAATAATATGAATGTCGTCTTCGTGCATACCATATTCGATAAAGTCAGAACGCATCTGGTGGACAAGTGAAATTGTAGGAACAATGAGTAGAGTTTTCTTTTGATAATATTCTGCAAGTAGATAGATGATAAATGATTTACCAGAAGCAGTGGGTGATACAATCAATCCACGATGATTTCGAATACAATGAACAAACGCATCGGTTTGATAATCACGTGGAGTAAGTTTAAGTTTGAGATTAGAAATATACTCTTTACCCTCATTTAGTGAAAAGTTCTCTTGAGCATTTATTTCTTCACTTGCTTCAATACCGTAATCTCGTTCAGCCGCAAAGTGTTCAACATAAGGAAGTAACCCAAGATATAACTGCTTTGTCATTGTGTTGAAAAGATTTATTTTACCGTCCCACATCCGATTCTTAAACGCTGGCATAAATTTAGCACCAGGAACAGCGAATGAAAAAAAGTCATGGAGTTCCTGCCGAATCACTGCTTCCGATTCGATTTGCATGTAGACTTCATTGACTTTAGTTATTATTAAGGTATTACTTTTCACACTATTGTCTATCAAAAACTGTGGTTGATATTTCAATTTTATTATTAGACATTATTCACTGTCTTTTATAATATAGAGTCTATCTCCTTTTTCGTTTCTTTGCGGCTCTTCGTTGTTTTCGATTAGTGGGTTTTGATTCAATGGGTTCTTCAGTAAAAATTTGAGCAATCACTTGGTCTTGAGCATGATCTTCATCAAAGATTGGTTCTGGTAGTTTATCTTCTACCTTATCACCAATTTCCAAAACTTTAATTGGTTTCTTTGCACGAGGTTTTCTTTTTGGCTTTTGTGTAGTTTTTGTTTTTTCTGCTTCAGCTTTTGCCTTATCAGCAGCAATCTGTTCTTTCGTCCTACGCTTGCGACGAGTCTTCTTTGGTTTTTCTTCTACGATTGGTTCTGGCTCTGGTTCTGGCTCTTCAACAGGATTATCAATCTTCTTTACAAACCATTCTTTATGCGCTGAATTCAATCCTTCATTTGCAATAGCGTGAATCTTTTCAGGATTTAATCCTTCATCAATGCACCATTGATTAAATGCAGACGGGTCATTTGTAGTAAATGTTAGTTCAATGATTTCCCCATAAGGAGAAAAGAGTTGATATGTAGTTTCATGATCATCATCGAGTTTATCTTCCCAAAGGTCAAAAAAGGTCAACTGATTGCTTTGTAAACTATCTACTCTTGATGTGGAATAAATTCTATCATCATTGAACATTTGATTACTAATACCATTTCTACTCATGTATTCACTCCCTAATTACCACTCGTAAATCGTAAAAAGTCAATACTATTTTTAATGACAAATCCACGAGTATTAATGTTCTTCATTATTTCTTCAAGCACTTCAACCAACTCTGATTGATAAGCAATCTTAATATTTAGTTCAATCATTTCATTGTCTGATTCTACATAAGATGATACTTCTTGTTTGAGTCTTTTATGCGGATATGGTTCACGACCAATCTCAGCAAGGTCTTGCGGATTGTTAAGATCACCACGATAGTAATCCATTAATTTTGAATGAAGTTGTTTTTGTTTGAGTTTGAGACTGCGAAGTTTGAGTCTCTGTTCTGAATAATGCTTCAGATACTTACCATGAAGAATAGGAGTATTGATACTCTCACGAGAAAGTTCAGTCTCGTCAATCTTCACGTCATCTTGCCACATACTAATAATATCATCAAGTTTCATAATAACTCCACATCAATTTAAATTGATTATAGTTTATAGATATATAAATGTCAATAGATTAATTAATATATTATTGTATCATAAGGTACAAGACCTATTATAACGTGTTTAGAAATATTGTCAATAGATTTTAGATATTTTCTACAGTAAATATTCTGTAGCGGAACATCACATCCGCTTCAAGATATTCAACATCAGATTGCGTAACATCAAAAGCAAGTGGTGAAAGCGATAGAGGAAACATATCTTGAAATGCAATCCGTATCTTTGGATTGTTATTAGAAGAAAGAAGTAGAATGCTACCATCAGAAAGAATGTTCTCATATTGTTGAAAGTTTTCTGGTTTACCAAGAGCATTGATCCAGTTAAATATCTCAAGATAGTTAGTCATGTTCTCATCTACACGAAACCGAAGTGTGAATGGTTCGTATGTAATCTTATCGCCTGGTCTTGGATTGACGACAAAGGGACTTGGTTGTTGTAGTTCGACCATAGAAATAGTTGGCAGTGTTGCCGACTGACAAAAGTATTCAACATTTGGCGCACGATTTAATAGAAATCTAAAACCAAGTGGTGATAGAAAGTTTAAATTTTGAGTCAGTTGTTCGGTTTCTAACTGTACACCAAGTTTTGGTACTAATGCCATGAGTCTATCTTTTCATAAAAAGTTGCTTGTCTGTATCTTTTATCGTTCTCGTATGTATATGCAACCGATACTTCTTTAATTACTGCATCGATGTTTTCTTTCCAATAATTTAAAAACTCATGCACTCTTGGAAGTTCTGGAGCATAGTCATTAGTTTGCCAAACAAATTCTTGAACAATGTCTGTATAATCTGGCATATAATAGTAAATATCTAATGTAACTAAACTTTTACGAATCCACACAGTAAACCCCATACCTGTTACACTACTATTTATAAAACTTGATTAGACAAAAAAAGAGGGGAGCATAAAGCCCCCCTCCAGTTTAGTATTTTTATTATTAGTATTAGACAGATTACATTAAGTTTGCAACTGACATAATACGGTAGTAGATGTTCTTCTGCTGGCTAGAAATAACGCCGTTAGCAGCAGATGTTGCGAATGGGTTAGCAACAATGCCGTAACGAGTCTTGAAGCCGATTTTAGGCTGGAAGCTCTGCTCACCAACTGCACGAACCATCTGTAGTGGAACGTATGGGCAGTAGAAGAGACCAGCATCAAATGCGCTAGAACCTTTGTAGCCAACTGTGACATACTGGTTACCAGAAGCACTTGCGAAGTATGGGTCAACGTAGACTTTCATACGACCGTTAAGAACACCAGCGAAAGTATTGCCTGTGTCATCAACGTTAAGGTTAGCAGAAAGAGCAGGTGTGTAATCAAGTACACCAGCCATCTGAAGAGCAGAAGCAACGTCTGAACCACAGATCATGATGTTACCTTTACCACGACGAGTTGACTTGGCAATTTGGTTAGCTTCACGCTCGATCTGGAATACTAGACCTTTAAAGCGTTCAACTGACCAACGACCGTTTGCGTCAACGTCTAGGTCGAAAGTACCTGTTGTTGTAACGTTCTGTTGTGCGCCAGCAGTAGCTGTGTAGTTAATTGTACGAACAACTTCACGGTTGATTTCAGCAAGAATCTCAGCGGAGAGAATGTTGCTTAACTCTGTTTCAGCGTCAAGACCGTGGATAGCTTTTAAGTCTTGAGCTAATTCCATGGTGTACTCAGCTTTAAGAGCACGTGATACTGCTGTTACAGCAACTTTCTCAATTGAGAAAGCCATTTCTGAGAAATGGTTACCAGAGGCATCGCCAAGGGCTTCAGCAGTGGATGTTGACATACCAGGTGTTACTGTGTAGCCAGAACCAGAAGCACGAGCGGTTGGATCAGCACCAGTTTGAACTGTACCAGCACCAGCAGCCTGGTCACGACCAGGATTGATGTTAGCAGCACCAACAGAGTTGTTGGAAGAAGCAGAGAAGCTGGTTAGAGCTTCGTTGTAGAGAGCTTCGTCGCCACCTTGTGCAGCGTACTGAGGACGCATTGCAAAGATTAGTCCAGTTGGACCTGTCATTGGCTGAACGCCAGCAACATCATATGCAATTAGGTTAGGCATGGAACGACGAACGAGTGAGATTAGAACTGGATCGAAGATATCGACGTTGCCGTCACCTGCGACCGAGCTAGAAGCGCCCATTGCGTTAGTTGGTGCAGCTTCGCCAAGTAGTGATGGTTCGGAATAACCGCCAGAACCATTAGCACCTTCACGAGCAGCACGCTCTTGGTTTTCGAGAAGTGTTGCAGTAACAGCACGACGATGAGTATCCTTAATAGTATCTAGTTCAGGATGCTCAAGTACTGGCTGCCACTTCTTCTGTAAATCTTCAGATAGAAACATTTGATTTTCTCCTTACGGTATTGTAATCAGCCTTCATTGATTATTTATAATAAAATTATTTTTTAGCAGACCTTGAAATGGCATGAGTATATCGTGCCATCGCACCTGTTGGACCCTGCTTTTCTTCTTCGATAGCAACAGGGTCATTCTCATCATCGACAATAACTGTTTCAACAGTTTCTTCAGCGATATCAAAATACTGCGCTTTAAGCATTGAAACTTTCTTAGAGAAATCTTCCTCTGAGACAAATTCAATACCCTCTGCTAGACTACGAAGTTTTGCAACTTGTGTGTCTGTTAGTTCATCGGTTGACTCAGCAAAAACAACTTCTTTCTCAAAGTCTTTGACCTTACCAAGTAGTTCAACATTCTCATCAATTTGAGAGTTGAGTTTGGATTCAAGTTCTTCAACTTTGCCAAAGAGTTCTTCAACAACGTCAACTTTTTCTTCAGGAACATCTACATAATGCTCTGTGAAAAGGTCTTTCAAGCCACGCATAAAGTCTTCGACCATATCAGCACGAACACCTTTTTCGATGGCGAGTTTGTTTTCTTCGACCCACTCTTGAACAACGTAGTCAAGATAAGAATCAACTTTTTCTGTGAGTTCTTCAACGATTTGAGTGTTTGTAATTTCTGCATCAGACTCAACTTCAACTGCAAACTTAGCAATTTCTTCGTTGATTTTAGCAACTACAGCAGCTTCAAATACTAATTGAATCTTTTCTTTGTGGTCTTCTGTTAGTTCGGAACCATTAAAGATTGCATCAACATCTTCTGAGATGTCAATGTCAGCAGAAGTAATAGAAGAAAGTGCACGTGGTGCATCTTCATCAAACAATACTTCTTCATCTTCTTCTAGGTCTTCGTTGAACATTTTGCCATAAGCAGCTTTCAAATCTTGTTTTTTCATCTTTGACATAGCTTGAACAGCAGCATTAATCATGCCAGCTTTTGTATTCAGCTTTGGCATTGGCTCGCCTTTGCCTTTTGGCTTCTCGTCAGTCTTCTTTGCAGAAGGCTCCGGTAATTCAGATGGATCGCCCATGCCTGCCTTGAACTCTAAAAGATCCTCATCTTCAGTCTCAAGAACTTCAGCGTCCATGTTCTCTAATACTTGTTCTTCGGACATCTGTTATCTCCTTATTGAAATAGTCATTTGTTTCAATTTCATTATTATTTATAAATTATCATCTTTTAGAGTTGCTTCAAAAACTTAACAAAAGCATTATACTTCGCTTCTTGTAGCTCTGCTTTTGAAACTTTACGAATTTCTTTCTGAGTTTCTTCAATGAATTGCGAAACCCAGTTTCCGTTTACATCTTGAATCCAATCTACACCTTCCATGATACCTTCTACAAAAGCATTTGGAGCAGAAGGATCCGCAACAATATCAGCAGCGGTAGCTAACTGAAAATCTGATTGAACCATGTTCACACCTTCTCTTGAAGATTTAAGTGTGCCCATACCACGAGATGATACACCAAGTTTTGCGCCTTCATCCATAAGATTTTTTACAATCTTACCCATTGGCGTTTCAGTCATGATTTTTGCACGACCTATAATATTATTACCATCTTGTTTAAGTTCTTTAATCATATGCGATACACGCTCGAGGTTAATCGTTGGACCTTGTGGATGTCCAAGTTCACCATATGCACGGTTCTGTTCTACATATTCTTTGTTGTATCGTTTGACTTCTTTCATAAGTGTTTCCATAGGATACATCCGACCATTACGGTTCTTGATGTTACCTTGCATGAATACACCTTCAATGAAATAGTTCTTACCACCGTCTTCTTTTGCTTCGGTAATAAATTCGATGTCTTGTTCGTGAATTTCGGTGATAAGTTTCATGAGTTATTCTCCAGAATTCTTATGCATCTTAATGATGATGTTACCAGCGCCACCAGCAAGTGTGAAACTTACGTTTGCTGTTTCAGAGCCAGCAGGTTCTAATCTCATTTGACTCGCTTGGAAATCTAACAACCCACTTGTACCGTTTGTAGTCCAAATTGTATTAGCACCAACACCATTACCACGTTTGATTGTCCACGTAGCGGCAGCAGCGCATGACCAAGCAATCTCTGCAACATGCATAGCGGAAATTGTTTCTCCAGCGGTGTTTGCTAGGCTTACACCTTCAACACCATTTGTGCCAATAAAGCCAGTAGCATCTGAACGAACAACAAGAATACCTGTACCACGGCTACCTTTATTTTGATTGACTGTAATTACTTGTGCCATGATTTATTCCTTATGCCGCAGTCTTTGCGAATTTGACCATACTCATAAATGACTTCTTATCCTTCATGAGTTCGTCTTGCATTTTCTTTTTATTAGAAGAATTTAATTCTTTCATTGCATCGTTAATGGCTTCAGCGTCATCTTTACTTAACATCACAGATTCACCAGACTTGAGTTTTACGTTACCTGGTTTCAATGCTTCATCAAGTTCAACTGATTCAGTAACTTTAGAAGAACCCTGCATCACTGGCTTCATATCGCCTTGTGATTTATCAGCGCCACGAGCAGATGATTGACCCCAACCACCAAGTTTCATGAACTGAGAATAGGTCATTGGAAGTTCTTGACCCTTCTTCTCAGGACCATCGTGATCTTCGCCAGTGTCACTCTTTGGACCCTTACGGTCACCAGTGTGTTGTTCTGGTTCTGCAACAGGATGATCAACCCTATCTACTGTATGCATATTAGCAAAGTCTTCTTCGCCTTTTGAACGAGGCTTATATCCCTTTACTTCTTTTTCATCGTCTTTCTTGCCTTTGTAATCAGCAGCAATTTGTTCGCTGAGTAAATCTTTAAATTTCTTCATCAGACACTTCCTCTGGTTCTGAGTCGTTATCAAAAATAGACTGAGCAGCACCAATGCGCTGAACTTGGATGGCACCCATTGCTCTGTCCATTAATTCAGCACTAATTGCTGATTTGAATGCACTCGATTCACCATTCTGTAAAGCAACAATTGCATCTCTAATAGTATCTGTCACAACGACCTCCGTTTTCATTTATATTATTTATAATATTAAAACTCTACAATTCTGCTATTCTTGATTGGAAATCAGCAAAATCATTTGAAGCAGCAGCAATTTGTTTTAACGAATCAACTGTAATAGATGTTGATAAATCAGTCACAACTTGACCCTGTACTTGTAAATCTTTAACTTGAGCAGTTGACGTTATAGCACCACCACTAAATCCAGTTACAACATAATCTTCTAAATCTAATGTAGATACTTGTTGAGTTACGGCAGCACCGCTAACATAATCAACCATTACCGTGTCATTAGAATTTAATGCGCTAAATGCCTTTTTCGATGGAGTAGCAGAAAATGCTTCTGGTGTTGTGAAACTAACAGAACCGTTTGATCCGACTGTAGCAATAGCACCATTTGCAATTTCACCACTGAAACTCAAACCACCAACAGTAACAGTAGACGCTTCAATTGAAACTGTGTTGTTTGCAGCATCAGCGAAACGAACATCACCTGCTGGTGTCGTTTGAATTTTTGTATTGTCAATGAAGATTGTGTTACCACTCAGATATAACGATCTCCAAGCCATTGTAGGAGAACCGATATCGTAAGTGACGTTAGCAGAGGGTAGTAAATGACCACCAATGCTTTGAAGATTTGTTTGATCGTCTACAAAACTGAGTTGTCCAGAACCATTAGTTACAAGAACTTGATTTGCAGAACCATCAGACGTAGGGAAAGTAATTGCGCCATTCGCAATTGAAAACGACCCACTCCCAATAGAGAGTGAGTGTGGGTTGGCGCCAATTTCAAAAACGGAACTCCCGTTCGAAGAGTATAGGCGCTTGTCTTTAATATTCAGCGCCAATTCACCAGTAGCAACATCGCTCGTAGTTGGTAACTTACCCGCAACACTGCTACGTTTTAATTTAATCGTAGAAGCCATAATTTAAATTCCCTTATAAAAGGATCTTATATTAAAATTCTATAGAGAACTAATATAAGATATATGCTATATGTATAGCATTTATTCCTTGTTTCTATTAACTGTATGTACCACCATCAACTGTTTCAGTCCCAGCCGCAGTTGCTGCCAGGATAGCAAAACGATTATTTGTGTTTGCTAAGTTTTGTTGAGCAGTTTCTGCGGTAGCAGCGATATACGCATTTGTGTTAGCAACATACGCATCAAATTCATCATTTAATGCAGTAAGAGCACTGAAATCAACAACACTGTTTGCCCAAGATTGAACATCCGTAACAACAACGCTATCTTCGCTTAACGTGCCAACCGTTGTTGTCGTTTGTCGAACTGTGCCAGCAGGCACTTGTTGACCAAGTTCAAATACTGCACTTGAGTTTGCTGAATAAATTTTCTGGTCTTTAAGGTTAAGAGCGAGTTCGCCTTCACCAATGTCAGTACCAAATGTGGGTAATCTTTCAGCAACGTTAGTACGTTTAATTTTTAAAACTGATGCCATTTATATAATCCCAACTAAAAGAAATTAATGAGTGGAGTTGGGAGGAGCCGAAGCCCCTCCCAGTATATTCCAATTAATTAGAATGTTCCACCGTCAATGACAGCTTCAACAGTAGCAAGAGCATAACCAGAACCGGCTGTGTTAACAGTACCTGTTGGTTCTACTTCAAGACCTGTGAAGAACTTGACAGTTTCGTCGGTAGCATCACGGAAGTAACCAGCATACTTGGTTGTACCACTATCAACATACTTACCATAAACACCAGTGTCGATTGCATCACCGGAGTTGTTGGCAGATAGTTTCATCATGCTATCTTCAACGTTTACGGTAGTTGTACCAATGTAGGTAACAGTACCTTCAACGTTTAAGTTACCATCAACAGTTAACGCACCGCTAACAGATAGGTCGTTAGCAATGGTTGTTGTTGCGTCTGCAACTGTGATTTGTGTTGATGTAGCGTTGTCGTCAATACCAGTAGAAGCAAAGTCACTGATTGTACCACCGTCAACTTTGTCACCAGAAATCTGGTTGTCAGCAAGTGTTAGTGTACCAGCAGAAACGTTTAACGTCTTACCAGAACCAACTGTAACATCAGATGTAGCAATTGTTGCGCCATCAATGTTACCACCGTTTACATCAATACCAGTAAACGCTGTTGTACCGTCAACGAGGTTTGATACTGCGGTAGCGGCAGTAGTTTCGTTGGCATCAACATCAGCTTGAACGGCAGCAATGTATGCGTTAGTGTTAGATAGACGTACAAGTTCAGCAGCTTCGTTAGCGTCTACGTCAGATTGTACAGCGGCAATTGCTGTATCTGCATCTGATTCATTTTGATCAACGTCAGCTTGAACCGCAGCAATGTAAGCATTGGTGTTAGATAGGCGGACAAGTTCAGCAGCTTCGTTTGCATCAACATCTGATTGAACAGAAGCGATATATGCATTGGTGTTAGAAACTACTAGGTCAAAATCTTCCTGAGAAACAACGTTTGATGGGAAGCCTGTTAGAGCAACTGTATACGTTGAAGCATCGCCACGTGTAAATGTTAGAGTATCAGTACCATCGTTCCATGTAGCACCAGTAGTTTTGGCGTTAGCAATAGCAGTTGTAGCAGCAGTTTCATTAGCGTCTACGTCAGCTTGAACAGCGGCAATATATGCATTGGTGTTTGATAAACGAACGAGTTCAGCAGCTTCGTTTGCATCAACATCTGATTGAACAGCAGCGATTGCTGTATCAGCATCAGATTCGTTCTGATCAACATCAGCTTGAACACTAGCAATATATGCATTGGTGTTTGATAAACGAACGAGTTCAGCAGCTTCGTTAGCGTCTACATCTGATTGAACACTAGCAATATATGCATTGGTGTTAGCAAGAGCAGCAGCTTCTTGA